TCTGGATCCGATCGTGATAAGGAGATTGCTCGGAAACAGAAACGCAAACTCTCCTACTACGCCAACATCTATGTGGTGAGTGATCCTGCACACCCCGAGAATGAGGGTCGTGTGTTCCTCTACAAGTTCGGTAAGAAGATCTATGATAAGATTACCGAAGCGATGCAACCGCAGTTTGCCGATGAAGAAGCTGTCAATCCTTTTGACTTCTGGACTGGTGCTAACTTCAAACTGAAGATTCGTAAGGTTGAAGGTTACTGGAACTACGATAAGTCCGAGTTTGAGAAGCCTTCTACTCTTCTGGATGATGATGACAAACTGGAACGCATCTATAAGAACCTGAACGATCTCAATGAGTTCGCTGCTACATCAAACTTCAAGTCCTACGAGGAACTGAAGAAGCGTCTGGATTATGTCCTGGGTGCAAAAGCCCCCGCACGACAGGATCCTGAGACCGTTGAAGAGGATGAACAGTGGGAAGCAGAACGTCGTGGTGAGTCTGCTCCGAAGCGTTCCACTCCTTCCTTTGAGATTGCTCGTCCTGCAGTACAGGAAGAAGATGATGAAGATGCAGATGATGCTCTGAGTTACTTCCAAAAACTCGCCGAGTCCTGATAAACTAAAAGGAGGGATAAAACCCTCCTTTTTTTATATTCTCATGACTTTTTCGTTATAAGTCCTCTTAAGTTTATCATCAATATAATTTGGATCATCTTGATTATACGTCATAATATTTCTAAGATCATTAATAACTGCAGATAAGTATTCTGGTTTTAGAATTATTATTTTTCTTTTTTCGTCGTTTAACCTGGATTCATATTCATAATGTGATATTGGTCTGCAAAGTGAAGATCCTGGTATTCTAATTATAGAGTTTGTAGTTGGATCAAAGTATTGAAACTCCTCTGTAATTTTTTCTTGCCATTCTGTTCCAGTCCATCTCCAAGTAGTTTGATTTTGATTATATAAACCACCAACTTCAACGTTTAAAATTTCTTCTGGTGAACTTACGGTAATGGTTGGCGTTGTAACGTAGTTTGTTCCCCCATCAATAATTTGAATGTTTCCTATACCAGTGTTTACTAATTGGAATGTTATTGTTGCTTTTCTAGATATCGGAGCATTTTCAATAGACACGGTTGGAGCTACAGTATATCCAAATCCAGTATTTGTTATAGTGATACTGGTAACAATTCCACTTGTTAAATTTGCTGTTCCTGTGGCGGTTACAGCAGGATATGGGTTTCCAATAGTTATTGTTGGAGGTACTGTATAACCAACTCCTGAATTTGTAATATTAATATTACTGACAGACCCTCCAGTAACTTCTGCAACTCCTTTTGCCGTAGAAATTAAATTATATTCAAATAATTTGTTACTTGGATCACCGCCTACTATAAATTTTTCACTATTAGGTTGTATAAAAATGTCACATGGTTCTCCGATTCTATCTCCAACATAAAAATCATACGCATAAGTTGCGGTGTTTAATTGCCACGATTGTAAATTAAATTCGTAAATACTGGAACTACCTTGACTTGTTGCAAACAATTTAGTTCCATTAGAATTAAAAGTAAATCCTAGAATAGAATCATCTCCAGTAGTGGTTGTGATATTTAAACTACTTACTGATGATCCACTTCTTGTCGTGATATTCCAAGGAGTTGCAACAGAATATTCTCTAATTACATCGGGATTAGAAAAGTCTAGAATAAAAACCACAGTTCCATCTGGTTTAAATCTTATTCCACCTGGAGAAGCTATGGTAATTTCATTCCATTTTGTTGCAGATGAAAGATTCCATGCAGTAGACAAATTATAAGCTATTATTTTATAAGAAGACCCGACTCCACCAGTTACATACATTATAGTTCCATCTGGTTTAAATTCAACACCAGTAGTATAACTAAAATCTGCACTTACATCTAATTGATAAGTCAATGAGATTGAATCAATATTCCAAGCACTACTCAAAGTATACTGTTTAATTTGATTTGCACCAGTAAAACTGGCTGTGTATAAGTAATTTCCAGCAGCATTTAAATAGAAACCTTCTATATTATTACCTACTGAAATTGGTGACTCTTTATCATATGATCCAACTACAACTCTTGGAGATGGTGAAAATGTTACTGTTGGTGCTGTAAACCCATAACCAATTCCGCCAACTAAATTTTTAATTGTTGTAACTCTATCAATATTAATTCCATCACCCAATTCACATTCAGCAGTTGCTTGGACTGATTGAATTGGACTTGAGAATGTTACTTGGGGAACATTGTTATAACCTTGACCTCCCACTATACTTACAATCGAAGATACTCTGAAATTACTAATTAAACTACTTGCTGAAGCATTAACAGTAACTGGAGGGTTGGAAATTGTGATTGTTGGAATTTGCGTATATCCCAGTCCAGGATTTGTAATTTGTATGGATTGTATAGTGTTGCCAAAACCTACCACGGGAGTTAATACAGCCTGAGTTCCTGGAACATAAATTGGTGGAAATGATATTCCAGGAGGTTCTTCGTCTAAACTTACATATTCTGGACTTTTATAAAAAGCCTCATCAAGAATTACTCCACCAGGAAAAACTTCTCTACCGAAAGAATCTTTTGTGGAAATAGATTCATAATGACGAATTTGAGTAAAACCATCTTCAGAACCATATTTTTCCAACATGTAGGTATTAAAATTGTCAAGAGATAAGGGCCATTCGTCTTGAACATTAATAATATTATTGGTAGTCAATATAACCCAATCTAATTCTGGATCTCCATAAATTTTTTCTGCAACCTCATCCGGTCTTTCATTTTCAGTAATTATGTAATATTCAAAAGCTGCAGTTATTGAACTTAGGTCTTCTCTAAGTTTCGCTCTCTTAAAAATATTTTTGACAATAAGTGTTTCATCATTAGATACTTGATTTTTTGTTCTATTCAGAACTTGAATATTTGGTAATTCTTTAAAGTATGACATTTTAGTATCCTACTGAGTTCGAACTTACTGAAGATAAATCACCTCTATTCATAATATCTACTTTACCAGTCTTACTATCAACGCCAAAGATGTTTCCTTCTTGATAATCTGTGTCGTAAATTGGTTCAAGTTCATCAAACATCATTTGCATAGTAGTTGAAACTGGTTGACCTTTTTCATATGCTGCCCATAAACCATCAGGGGTATAATTACAACTAAAACTTTTTAATGCACAAGTTTTAAATTTATTTACACCTGCAATTTCATTGGTTTTCCCATTTCTGAACTCTAATTTAAAAACATTTGGACTTCCCAAGAAAAAGGATGATTGTCCAGATTTACCTGACATTTTTTTAACTGCCATTCCTTGTTTAAAGAATCTTATGATTCTTCTAACCATTGCAGCTTCTTCTGGACTTCTTGGAGACAATCTATAACTAAATGTAAAACTTCTAAGTGTTGGTGCATTAAATAATAATTCTAGATTCGAATTTGGAACAATTCCTGCTCCTCTTGCGAGAATTGATTCGGCTTCAACACCCATGCCTTGCATTTTTAATAATCTCGAAACTCCCTCACCTCCTATTAACATCGCTAGTTCTTCACTTACGGCTCCATCCTTAATTAATTGAAATAGATTTTTTCCCAACATAGCGGCTCCAGCACCTTTCTCCATTCCGGCACCAAGGAGGCCCCCAATCGCCGCACCACCTGCAGCAGTCAAAGCGGAAGCCTTAGCGTTCCCCATTGTTTGTGCAGCAACTGCAGCCGCGATATTTCCCATCGAATCTTCACCCCAACTAACATTATTGCTATCCGCAACACTATTAGGCATGGGAAGAAATACTGTTCCAATAATTTCAGATAAATTTGATACTGTTTGGATTCCTTTTGATAAAGTTTGAACGGCCTCAGCAGTACCTCCAAAAATAGAACTAGCTTTAGATGGTCGATATCTGTATTGAGAAATTGCAAAATGATCTTGAAGACTAGTCATTAAATCTTCAGGATATTTCATTTCTCCACTAAACAGTTCTTTTTCGTTTTTTACTCCAAAGTTAGCACCATTAACCGCAAAGTTTTTATAACTTTCAGCGGGATTCTGTAAGAACCCATACAAGGAACCTACTCCCCCGCCACCACCTACTCCTCCATCAGCTGAAGAACTTGTTGATCCTGATCCACCGCTACCAGGAATTGACCCAGAACCAGCAGCACTAGCTGCATTAGTTATTCTTGTTCCACTATTATTTCTTGTGCTTGAACCACCCAATCCACCTACAGTTCCAGAAACAGCATTTTGTGGTGTAACAGATGATTGTCCAGGAGACCCAGTTGTAAAATTTTCAGATGCCCATTGTGGTAATTTTGACCCCGATGTAACTCCACCAACTTTTCTATATGCTGCTTGAACTGATATAATTGTTTGTGTATGTAATTGACTTTTTTCGTTATTAGTGAATCCTAATGAAGTAGATGATACATTCCATTGACCATCTTGATAGATAGGTTTTGTTCCTGAAGGAGCGTTTTGTTGAATAATTTGGACATACCCAGTGATTGGATCATATTGCAGATTATATGAAACACCGTTTTTAGTAACTAATGGGGATTTAACGTTTGTATACGCCACTTAAGATTTGCTCCAGGCTTTGTGATTAGGGAAAGATTGACCTCTCATATCAACAAATTTTTCAGTGGGTAATAGTGCAACGGAGGGCCAATCTTTTTCTGGAATTCTTAAAAATCCTCCAGCGACTCCAGAAAAAAAGTAACGATGAATAGTATTACGAGGTATACCTACGGTATCTGACTTATTTATTAGGCTTTTTGCAAGGCCCTCCCTATATTGCCTTCCAACATAATGTAAATTTATTCCAATAAAGTAGTTTTGACTATAATTAACCTCTGTAATATACACGAGTGGTTGTCTATCAAAGAAGGTAAGTTCTCTAGTACTTGCTCCATAAATGAAGAAATACATTCTTCCAACTTCAATTCCACCAGTATCCTGTAAGTTTATATCTATTTCTTGAAGTTCACCCAATACTTGTCTAAGTCTACCAGAATACCAATCTCCACTACGATTTTTCTTTCCGGCTTCTTTTATGATTTGATCGCCAATACCTTTTCCCTTTTCATATGGAATGTCTTTCATATTCCTAGATCCTCTTCGGTCATGATTCGGAACTCATAATTGCGATCTGCACAGAATTCTTTCGCTGCTTTCCATTTTGCTTGATTTTTAACCCAAGTTTGGACCTTGTATGCCCATGCTTTTGTTCTTCTCTTAGGGTTTTGTTCTGGCATTTGTAATTCTTTCTTGGGTTTTATTTCAATCACCACTGTTCGGGTATTTCCGTTTTTATCTTTATACTTTACAAAGAAATCTGGAAAGTAACGATGAACTTTGTTATCCAAAGGAGAAAGATAAGGAATCCAAAATTCCTCAGATTGCCATTGATTCACATTTTCATTTAAGTCACAATATCTCATGAACTTTCTTTCCCACAAAGAACGATAGACAATATTTGTGGGATCACCTTTATATTTTCTGGGGTTTTCTGGTCGGTATTTTCCCTTATAACTCATATACATACTATAGATCCTTAAGTAATATTTATAGATGGCTGAACCATTTAGGCCAGATTTTCCTTCAAACGAGTATAGAATAGATCCAATCTATACAAGGATGACTCTGCCTAGAAATACTAATGATGGTCGTGCGGCTTTACCTGGAGTTAGTGAATTATTTGGTGAACTATCTGTTACAAGCCAATTTAAAGTTACTTTATTTCTTGGCGATACATATCCAATTACAAACTCAGATTCCGATATTAATGCTTGGTTAGTTACTTGTGGAGTTTTGGGATCAAACCTATTCAATGGCAATACTTCGTATTTAAATTCTCTTCGTTATGAATTTATGTGCAATGAAACTGCTCTTCCAGGAGCATCATTTAGTATGTTCGAAGAGACTGGAAGTAGACAAGGAGTTGTGGAAAGATTTCCAAATCGGAGAGATTTTCCAGAAGTCACAATGACATTCTATGTTGATGCAGAATATGGTATTATTCGTCTATTTGAAGAATGGATGAATTTTATAAATCCACTCTACAATACAAAAGGTAAACTAGCATCAGGTAATCCTAGAGGTGGAGTTGGGCAATTTGATTCAGAACAATTCTTTAGATTTAGATATCCAAAAACATATAAGAGAGATTTAGCGATAACTAAATTTGAAAGAGACATTTATGTAGATCCAAATACTGCAAATGTCACAAGAACTCCTTCAATGATGACTTATAAATTTATCAATTCATTCCCAACAAATTTAACTGCATTACCAGTCACTTATGAAGGTAGTACAATTACAAAAACGACAGTAAGTTTCAATTATGATCGTTATGTAATTTTAAATCACTTCGGAACTGGACAGAATAATTATGAAAATCCATTCATAACTGATGGTGGAGAAAATATAAGCCTTACAACTCCATCTATTTCTTGGGGTAATGCTCCAGAATACTTTACAAATCCAACATATGGAGTTAACTCTGGGATTGATCTTTCTCCGTCTTTTAAACCACTCTAAATAAATTTAATTGATTATATAATTATATGCCATTACCTAAGATTGCCACACCAACTTATGAGCTCAAATTGCCTTCTACTGGAAAACCTGTAAAATATAGACCATTTCTAGTAAAAGAAGAAAAAGTTCTAATTTTAGCTTTAGAAAGTCAAGACATTAAACAAATTACTTTAGCGATTAAATCAGTTCTAAAAGATTGTATTTTAACAAAAGGAATCAAAGTAGAAGAGTTGCCATCTTTCGACATTGAATATATTTTCTTAAACGTTAGAGGAAAATCGGTAGGAGAATCTGTAGATTTAATTGTAACTTGTTCTGATGATGGAACCACCGAGGTTCCCGTTAAAATTTTTGTAGATGAAATCCAAGTCCAAAAAGATGAAGAACACTCTACAGAAATAAAAATTGATGATCAAATCATGATTAAAATGAAATATCCTTCATTGGATCAATTCATTAAAAATAATTTTGATTTTACAACTCAAGAGTCTGTATCAACGATTGAAAAGTCCTTTGATATTATCTCTTCTTGTATTGAATCTATTTTTACTGCAGAAGAAGCTTGGGCAGCTGCAGATGTAACTAAAAAGGAATTGATTGAGTTTATTGAAAGTATGAACGCAGATCAATTTAAAAAGATTGAAAAGTTTTTTGAGACAATGCCCAAATTGTCTCACACTTTTACAGTAGTAAATCCAAATACTAAAGTAGAAAATACGGTAACTCTGGAGGGACTAACCAGTTTTTTCGGCTAATCATGGCTCATATTGATCTTGAGTCATATTTCCGTATTAACTTCGCTCTCATGCAGTTCCATAAATACTCTTTGACAGAGATTGAAAATATGATGCCTTGGGAAAGAGATATCTATCTCACCCTGTTGAAAATGCACATTGAAGAAGAAAACTTAAAGGCACAACAGGCAGCAAACCGTGGCAGTTAGTTCACTACTCAATCCATCTAGTATTGTTAGAGAAAGACCAACGACGGCTGCAGCTGTTCAGAATTTTATTACTGGTGGATCTCCTCTTGGTGAGGGAGTTGTTGCTAGTGCTGCTAATAAAATTGTTGGATTTCAAAGAGGTGCTGCTGGAGTTGCGGCAAGACCACCAGATTTAAACTCTATTATTCAAACATTATCATCAAACATTTTAACTAATGTTGAAAATAGAGTACAATCAATAAATCAAAATGTAACTCAAGTAGTTAATCAAAAAATTGCTGGATTAGAAGAAAAGTATAATAATAGATTAGATAAAGTTGATTCGGCAAAACCAAATTCAATTTTACAAAATTTCTTAAATTTATACAAAGAAGCTTTAGGTTATATCCAATTTCTTGGAAATAGAAAAAATGTAAGGACCCTTGGAGAAAATCTTAAAGCACTTCAAAGTGTATTCACAGAAACTTTTAATGTTGCTAAGATTATTCGTCAAACAATTGTAAGGATAGTAAAACAACTTTCAAATTTACCTACTGCAACTGCTGGTGGCGGTGGATTAAATTTAGACATTGATATTCCTGGAGGGGGACTCAGAAGAGGACCAATGGGAATGCTCTCCAAAGCATTGAGAGGTGGGGGTAAAGCAGGTTTGATGTTGGGTGGTGCTGCATTAGCTGGTGGACTTGGATCTAAAGTAGTAAGTGGAATGTTGGATGTCGGTGGAGATGTTCAAGCCGCACCAATGACTGAAGGAGCTATACCTGGAATCCTATTAGATAGGTTTAATTCCATTTTAGATAGATTTTCTTCAGCTATTAGTTCATTATCAAATGTTAAAAAATCTCAACCAACTTCTGGTGGTGGAGTATCTACTATTGGATCAAAACCTAAAACAAAAGAAGGTAAAACTGGTGGAGCTCCTGCAGCTGCGGCAACATCTGCAATAAGCTCTGCACCAGGAGATGAAAAACTAGCAGCATTTGTTGCAAGTATGGAGGCAGCATCTCCAGAAAATGCTGCTGATGCGATGCAAGTGATGTTAAATCGTTCAGCTTCGGGTAAATATGGAAAAGGATTAGCTGGTGTTTTATCTGGATATGATCAGTTTTCTCCAATATCTGCAGCAATTTTTGGAAAAAGTGCAGATCCAGCCGCTGCAGCAAAATATGGACCAATTGCTGCAAAATTACCTGGGAATACTCCTCAAGAAAAATTTCAATATCTACAAAAAGTTTCTGCTGAACCCGATGGTTTAAATAAACTTCAACAAATTTTTGGTGGTGGGTCCGCTGGTGTTGCTGCAACAATATTAAATGATCCAAAATACTTGGAGGCTTCAAGGCAAAATGTCAAAGGTGCTTTAAATTTTTATGGTGGGCGTCAAGCACAATCAGGAGATATTCAATTTAGATCTGGTGGAAATTGGTTCTATAATTTTGGCGGAAAAATAGGAACATTAGGAACACAACCAAAACCTGTAGCTACAACAGCACCATCACAAGTCTCTCCAGCGCCAGTTCAACAACAGACACAACAACAAATTGCACAAACAGTATCACAACCACCAGTTCAACAGACACCCCAAGTAAATATTGCTCCCCTGAATGTCGCTGCACCACAAGCACAATCTACAAAAGTAGGGGAAACAATGGCTCCTCCACCTGTAATGAGTAAAGGTGGAGTTACTGTCCCATTTTTATCATCATCAAATCATGATAATTTCCTCACACTATATTCTAAAATGGTGTACAACATTGTAGACGGATAATATATGGCAACTCCAAAAAAAGATACTCCATTAAAGTCACCTTTAGTATCTGCTTTCAATAACATTGTTAATATTAATCGTTCAAAATCTCAGATGAGGTCAACTCAGACTTCATATAATGAATTTTTAAAATTCATGACAACTGAGGTAAAAAATATTGAAGCGATTAAACTTCCTGATGAAAAAAAGATAAAAAAACTGGCTAATATCAACGTATCTTCAACTTTTGGATCCGCAGGAAGTTTACTATCTGGTTTAGCTAGTGGTGCATTAGACGCTGCAGGATTGGTTGGAGATTTATTTGGAGGAAAACGAGGTGGAGGAGGCGGCCGAGGAGGTAAAGGAGGAAAACCAAAGGTAAATCCAAAAGCCGGAAAACCAATTCCAAAAGGAAGAAGAATTAGACTTCCTGGAGTTAGAGGATTACCAATTTTATCTGCAGCTTTAGCTGGGTTAGATTTCGCAGAGGGAATCTCTCAAGGAGAATCTACAGGTAAAGCAGCTGCAGGTGCAGGAGGAGCAGCAGTTGGTGCAGCCGCTGGAGGACTTGCTGGGGTAGCATTGGCTGGAGCAATTGGTCAAACTTTAGTTCCTATACCTGGACTTGGCTTTGTATTGGGAGCCGCGGTTGGTAGTTTAGGAGCATTTGGTGGAGGTTATTTAGCTGATAGAGCATACGAAAAAGCAACTAGTGAAGGAAGTGTAAAGGAAAAACAAAAAATAAAGTTAAAACAACAGGAACAAAAACAAAAAGCTACAGCCGCAGCTAAAACATCAGCTACATTACCACAAGTATTAGATAAGTTTGACAACGTAGTTACTAAATTTGAAAAATCAATTTCACTTGGAACTTTTGGATCTTCATCTGACACCCAATATGAAGAAGTATCCATGGAAGTTATGGAAAATGACAACTATGGTGAAAGAGATTTAAGTCCAAGTGGTCTCCAAGGCACTATGCAAGATCTTGAAGCTTCTGGTGGATCTTTACCTAGTTCAAAATTAGGTTCTAAGTATGGAATGAGATTTCACCCAATTTATAAAGTGAATAGAATGCACAATGGTAACGATTATCCGATGTCAGAAGGAACTGCCATTAGTGTAATTCAACCTGGAAAAGTTGCAAATGCTGGATTTGTTAATAATGGATATGGCAATCAAGTAAAAGTTGACCACCCTGGAGGAGTTAGTAGTTTTTATGCACATTTGAGTTCTGTGAATGTTTCAGCTGGACAAGACATCACTCCAGGTACGGTTATAGGAAAAGTAGGAACCACAGGTTCTTCAACAGGACCACACCTACACTTCGAAGTAGATGTTAATGGAAAAACAACTGATCCAACTCCATATCAAGATAAAATCTTTAGATTTGGTGGGAATGTAAAAGTTAAACCATCAACTAAACCTCAACAAAACATGGCAGGTCAACCTGTCTCAACAGAACAACCAAGTCAACCAGATAAACCACAAACTCCTACTGCAACTGCTCGTCCAAGTGCGGACATGATGAAAAAATTCCAAATGGCATGGGACAATAGAAACAATCCTCTTGCAAGAGGTAGAATCGAATCTGCTTGGAGTGAAATGACATCAGAACAACAACAACAAGCAAAAACATGGGCACAGTCAAAAGGTTATGATTGGAATGAAATGAAATTGAAAGAAAAACCTTCATCTCTTCAAGCTGCTGCAAATGCGTCAATGATTGTTCCAGTTCCATCGATGCAACAAAACATACCTGAACAAATTCAACAGTATCCAGATTATAATTTACCACAATCAAGTGTAACTTTAATGCCAATTCTTATAGGTGGTGGAGGTGGTGGATCTCAACAAAGACCTATGGTTATTGCTGGAACTGGTGGTGGAGGAGGGACAACAATTATGCCGCCAATTCCTGAAGGTCAGGTGTTAAATAGTTTATTTAAGACCATCTTGTTAACAAACTTGTCGGGAACGTAATATGTCTAATGCATTAACTACATTAAAATACAATGCAGTAATAATTGAATCTTTAGAGACAAAGAATAAGATTGATTTGACTAATTCTATTGCATTCATTGATTACTTTGAAGATATATTGTCTCCATGTGTCACAATGACGATTCAAGTTGCGGCTACTTATACGATATTCAATAGTCTCCCAATTAGAGGGGGAGAAAAAGTCGCTGTTGACGTTGAAACTTTAAGTGGAAATTTTTTATTAGATGGTGATTATGCAATGTATGTTTATAAAGTAAGTGGAATCGTTTCTGATGGGACTAAAGAATATTTCACTCTTCATTTATGTTCTCGTGAAGCACTTACAAATGAAACTGCTAGGGTACAGAAAAAGTATGATAAAAAACCAATTAATGATCATGTAACTGCAATACTTAAAGATGTATTGAAAACAAAAAAATTTAAGAGTAGTAACATTGAAAAAACATCAAACTCTTACAGTTTCATTGGTACACTCAAAAAACCTTTTCATATTTTAACTTGGTTGGGCCCTAAGGGAGTGCCTGCAACAGCATCATCTGGAAATAATGGAACAACTGCAAAAGGAGTTGCTGGTTTTTTGTTCTATGAAAACAAGGATGGGTTTCACTTTAGAAGTATTGATACTTTAGTTTCAGCAACAAAATCTCAAAGTGGAAGTACATCAAAAGAATCTATACCAAAATATAATTACAATCCTGGAATAATAGAGTCTGGAAATTTAAATAATAATTTTCAGATTTTGAATTATAATTTTGAGAAAAATATTGATTTAATGAAGTCTCTTAGAGTAGGTATGTATGCAAATATTACATATTTTTATGACTTATATCAAAATAAAATCAGCGGAATTACTTATAGTTTAAACTCAGAACTTAAATCTAAACTTGGTGGTTCTAAACCACCATACCCTAAAGATTTTGGTAATAGACCTTCTAGAATTCTCTTTAGATCTGCAGATGTTGGAATTTTAGATAAAACTGGCAAAATAGAAGATTCGGGTAGAGATAACACAGATATGGCTAAATCTTTTTCTCGTTATAATTTGTTGTTCACTCAGTCACTAAATATGGCAGTACCAATGAACATCAATTTGAAAGCCGGAAACATAATTTATGCACAATTTCAAAAAATTGATGCATCTCAATCTGCCGAAGTAGATTCTGAACAAAGTGGAAATTATTTAATCAAAGAAGTCCGACATCACTTTGAGGGTGGTCAGATGGTATCGTCACTAAAACTCGTTAGAGACTCCTACGGATTATACGGAGCAAAACAATGAACAACATAGACGCGCATATCGCAAAAGATAAAGAAATTCTTGACAATCCTGTTACTTCCCCACAAGCGAGAAGACATACTCAAGAAGAACTAGAAGCCCTAGAGACATATAAAGCAAATCATCCAAATGATGATCATGATCCAACTCCACTAGAGTTGTATTGTGATAGTAATCCGGGTGCTGCAGAATGTAAAATTTACGAAGACTGATGATAGACGAAGCTTTTATAAAATCTAATTTTTTAGGTAGAGACGGATTCGTTTGGTGGATTGGTCAAATTGCTGATCCAAAAGTTTGGCGTAATGAAAAAACTCGTATTGATAACGGAACATCGGCCTGGGGATATAGATGCAAAGTAAGAATCATCGGATATCATAGTTTTGATAGAAATGAATTAAAGGATGATGATTTGCCTTGGGCTCATGTCTTAACTAGTGCATCAGATGGAGCTCCAGCTCAAGGTGGTTTTGGTAAGTTACCATTGCTTGTTGGTGGAGAATCTGTATTTGGATTCTTTTTGGATGGAGAAGAAGCTCAACAACCAGTTGTAATGTCATGCTTCCATAGAAGCCCAGTGGTTGAAAATGTCCCCAATCCTAACCCATTTGATCCATTTCCAGGAAGTTCTGGAAATTTGGCAAAAGGACCACAAGCAACAAGAAATAAAGGTCAAGATGATGGAACTGCGAAAAGAGTTGATGAAAAACTTGGGGCTGGATCCCAATTTGAAATGTTTGCAAATCCACAATTTGGTGCAGCAACAACAAAAAGTTTAGATCTAAGTCCTGGATTTGCTCCACTCACATCAGATACTACTGCTAAAGCAGGTGCAACATTTGGAAATCCAAAGATTCCAAGAGATCAATTATTTTATGACGAAAAAGCAGAAGTTGCATTTTTATCAGAATTTGATAAATTAGGAAATGTTGAAACTGAAAATGGATGCGGAAATAATATTTTAAGTCAGATTACAAACTCTCTACAAAGTTTTATTAAAACTGTTAATGGACTTGAAAAAACTGCTTTAGGATTTATAGATCCAATTAGAAATGTTGTAGTAGATGTTCAACAAACTGTTAGATCTGTCGCTAGACTTGTTGCATCTGTTATGAAATTTGTAATTAATGGGATGCGTGATAGTATTTTTTGTTTGGTTGGAAAATTATTCAAACTCCTCTCAATAACACTACCATCTTCAATTAAGTTACCTATTTCTGAAGCTGCTAAAAATATTTTAAATTTGATTTTTTGTCTCTTTGAGAAATTATTTGGCCCTCTCATGGATTTTATTATGGGCCTTTTGAATGGACTTATTGGAAAAAGTCCCAACATACCGCTTTGTGCAATAGAAGAAATCACAGCTTCTTTAGTTAATAAGTTAGCAGATATGGCTGACAATGCACTATCTGCTATTTTAAGTGGATTGGATTGGTTAGCTAGTGGAATTAGTTCAATTGCTGGTGCTTTGACTGATGGATTAAGTATGATTAGTAAAATCCTAAGTTTCCTAGATTGTGATTCTTTGGCTTGCAGAAGCACTACATCTTGGAATCCTTTCAGTGGATTATCTTTCCCCAAATTAGATAGTTGGAATAATGTTTTGGGTAATATGGATATCCTAAGTGGACTTGGTGGAGCTAATCAAGCTTTGGGATATCTGTCAATGTTTGGATCTTCAGATACTCCATTTAGTAACTGTAGAAAGAAAATCACAAATCCACAAACACAAGATGATCTTGCTCCTATGCCAATCGGAGTTAAATTTTATGATTGCATTCCACCGGAAGTTAGAATTTATGGTGATGGAGTTGGAGCAAGGGCAAAAGCTGTAGTATCTGAAAAAGATGGATCAATTTTAACTTTCTTGTTATGTGATCCGGGTAAAGGATATACATATCCACCAGAAATAAGAGTTGTAGATAACTCTAATTATGGAAAAGGAGCTCAGGCAAAGACTACCATTTCTAATGGTGGAGTAGAATCAATTTATATTTTGAATCCAGGAAGTGGATACTGTCAGACTAATTTAGGTGAAGAAACTACTGGCGGCGGTGCAGGTGATCCGAGTTTACCGCCATGTTTAGATATAGGTCAGGGACAATTATCTCCAGTTGTTGTTGGAATTAACACTAACATAATAATAGAATCTCCAGGAATAGGATATACTTTTGGAGATACTATTCAAGTTGGAGACAATACTGTTTATAAACCAATTCTTACTGATAATGGTTCCATTATTGGAATAGAATTGCCAACTGGTCTTGTTCCAGGCGTTGGAATAGGACTAACTCCACCAACAGGAGCAGTTGACGGAGGTGGAGGTACACAATTTGGAGAAACCTTTGCAAACACTCCTACAGTCACCATAAATACTACAACAGGAGAAGGTGCTGTTCTTTATCCAGTTATTCAGTTTGTACCGCAATTTATTGTTGACAACCCTGATCTGAATGTTGGTATTACTTCCATTGTAAACGTAGTAGATTGTGTGTAAATCATGGCAGAACAACCAAAAGAATATTATGAAAAAAAACCAGGTTTTATAGTTAAATCTGGAACCCCAGACTTATCGGGAAAAGTAATAGACTATGCGGTATTCACCGATTATGGTCAGGGATTTGAATATACACAAGATGGTCAACATAAACAACAATGTAGAAAAACTTCATATGAAGCCTGTGGACTAGATAATAAAGATGGTGAACCTGCTAAAATTATAAGAGCCAAAAAGGGTGATATTATTATTGAAGCCATGGACGGTGACATCATATTAAGAGGAAAAAATATTAGAGTTGTTGCTTTAGATGGAACTGGAGAAGTAACAGTAGTTTCAGGAAAACATTTTGCTGTAAATGCTCCTGTACAATCATTCAAAGGAAGCAATTCAAATACAGTAATGTCAAATAGTGCATCCACTGGAGCTCAAGCAACAGATACTACTGGAAATATCCAAAACAGTCAGACTTCTGGTGCAGAGGACAGTGAAGGATCGGTTTTAACTCGACTTTTAAATATTGCTAAAAAGTTCCAAAAATGGTTAGAATGTTAAGAGGTGAAATATGCCTGCAGAACCCGTAAAGTATATTGGTGATAAACTCTGTGTAGGTCCATTAGATTACTCATTTCTACCCGCTGTTCCAGCAATACCAGGAACATCTGTTTTAAATGGACCTGTTTGGATTGGTGCTGGTGGACCTCAGATCCCCACAGCCAATTGTATGATTGGCCCTGGATTGAATCCAATCTCTCTACAAGTTATTGGAATTGCCAATTTTTATTCAATCACCAATCAAATTGGAATTAATAATAGAACTGGTCTAGCAAATATAACTGGGTATACACAAAAACTCGGAGCAAGTACAAAAGCCGCATTTTCGGGAACAACTGGATATAGTGCAAAGTCGGCTGTACAAACTACTGCTGGACCAAATTACGCTCAAGCATTTGCACAAACTCCTTTAGCAAAAGCTGCAGTAATTCTTGGGAACGTTTCAACAACTACTGGAATTAATCCAACTCAAGCAGCAGCATTAGCAACAAAAAAACCCTTTGATATTAAACATCCCACAAAAGAAGGTTGGAGACTCAGACACGTTTGTGTGGAAGGACCAACCGCAGATGTTTATGTTAGGGGTATAATAGAAGACTCTGATATTATTGAACTACCAGATTATTGGACTGGTTTGGTTGATTCTGAAACAATTACTATAAGTTTAACTCCTATCGGAGAATATCAAGAACTCTCTGCAAAATTATTAGAGTGTAATACGAAAATAAAAGTTTCTAATAATATGGGAGAGGTTGGAAAATATAGTTATCTTGTTTTTGGAGAAAGAAAGGACGTTGATCGAAATATTGCAGAGTATGAGGGATCATCTGTGGAAGATTATCCTGGCGACAACACACAATATGGATTATTTACTTTATAATTATTATGCCTGCAGAACCCGTAAAATATATTGGCGATAAACTAACAGTAGGTCCATTAGATTATTCATTCTTACCTGCTGTTCCAGCAATACCAGGAACAACTGTTCTGAACGGACCTGCATGGATTGGTGCTGGCGGTCCACCATTTCCTACAGCTAATTGTATGATTGGTCCTGGATTAAATCCCATTTCTTTACAGGTTATTGGTATATCTAATATTCCTGCAATTAATAATCAAATCGGTATATTCAATAGATCTGGTTTTGCCAATATTTTTGGGTACACCAATAAGACTGGTGCCGATATCAAAATGGCATTTTCCGCAACAACGGGATTCAGTGCAAAGGCAGCTGCACAAAGTACTGCTGGTCCATATTACGCTCAAGCATTCAAAGAAACTCCACTATTTAATGCAGCAGTATGGCAAGGAAATATGGCAACAACAAAAGCCATGAACGCCATGTTTCAAGCTGCTGTCCAATCAAAAAAACCTCTTGGATCTAAAAACTTTGATATTGAAAATCCCATAAAAAAGGGATGGAGGGTTCGTTATGTTTGTACAGAAGGTGCAACAGCAGATGTTGTTGTTAAAGGTATTCTTAAAGATAATAACATCATAGAATTACCAGATTATTGGACTGGTTTAGTTCATACAGAAACAATTCACGCAATACTAACTCCAATAGAACATCATCAAAAGTTGTTTTATAATCTTTCCGAGTGTGGAACTAAAATTATAGTTTCAAATGATTCAAATAATGAAATTCATTGTTATTATAAAGTATTTGCGGAAAGAAAAGATACTCCCAAAAATATTGTAGAATATAAAGGTTTGTCATATAACGATTATCCAGGAGATAATAAAGAATATAGATTCTGGTTCAGCCCTGGAATATTCCCATAAATAAAATTACCATTACTTTTGATCGTAGTATTAACTAATTATGGCTGGTATATCTACTGTTTTTATTGCAGAATTAAAAGAAGAACTTGAGTTCAAAAAGAAAGAAAGAGAACAATTGATGGATCAACTTGCATTATATGATGTAAGAATAGATCGTTATGATGCTGTTATTGAAAATATGGATAGATCCCTTTTTGGTATGTTATCCGAAATTAATACCGCGAATACTTCAGTTGCAACTGCTTATGAGGCCAGAGTTACCGCAGGATGTAAAAGTGATTTAGCTTGGGTAGTAACTGGACAAACCAAAATCGGACTTCCGACAAAATATGGATTTGGTACGCAACAAATCAACACAACATATCAAGTTCAAAAAAATAAAGCAAATTATCAACAGTATGGTAAAACAGCAATAAAATATTATAGGAGACCAAAGAATCAGGACTATGGTTCTAATATTGTTTCTGAATTTTTTGGGACCATTAGTGTCGGAAGTACTGAAATAGCAATTGTCCAAACTGGTCTTGCTGGAACAGCAGGAATATTACTTGGAGATATTATTACAGATGATCTAGAAAATCCAACAGCATTTGGTGTAGATGACCTTCCAACTATTGTTGGTTTTGGTCAGACTACGATAGTTATCGACACACAAATGTTTGGTGGACAAACGACAATAGGATCTACTGTTATTGCTGCTACAGGAATTGGATCCACAGGAGGAATTTCTGAGGGTAATGGCATTATCGGTACTAGTGTTTTATCTCCAGGAACTACCGTAGTAGCTATTAGTACAACTCCATTTGAAATCGAATTATTTGATTTTGATTTTGGTGGTTTTATTACCACATCAGTTACAGTTCCGGCTTTAATTGTAAGTTCCCCAGCTTTAGCTGCAACAAGTATTAATTTTGCAGTGGGAGTTACGAGTTCATATTCCTCTTATTTCCTCAGTACAACTTGCGATGTTGCTGTAGAAACCACTAATTTCACTGTCATTAGAACTACACAGTCAGTATTGGATGAATTTGATCCCTCAAATAATCCTATAGATCCAGTCACTGTAGGGATAATGAATGCCAGTACAGTTGGATATGGACATACCGTAGTTAGAGTTGCCAATCCCAATACTTCACCACCTGGACCATTTCAATGGAGAGAAGTTCTCGGTGATTATGATCCTGAACCTGCATGTGGAGGTGGATTTGAAGATTGGTATGAGGGTAATACTCAATGGCCTATAGTCATAACATATACATATGATACAGAGGGAGCATTACTTTCTCAAAGTAGTTCATATGCTCCAGAAGGAACTACTGTGGTAGTATCATCTGGATCTACAGTTCCGCCTAGGTATGGAATCGGATATACTGCAACTAGTTCCAATAATCCATCTTTCTCTGGTTGTGGTGCAAGGGACTCTACAATATCTAATGCAGAATCCACTAGAAATACACTTCTTTCAAGGTATCAAGTTAGTATAGATGAAACTCTCGCTGCATCCAATTCTTTAAGAAAACTTAGAGATAACTTAGAAGGTCAAGCATTTATTCTTTTACAGGGAAGAGCTGCTTGTGATGCAGAAATAGTCAGAATAACTAATCAAATTGCCAGTTTGGAATCAATAGATCTATCTGCATATGAACCAACAACAAATATAAACAAGAATAAGTACACAAGTAGTACGGTAGGGGTTCCAACCAGTTGAAGAACTGTCACAGACCCCGTTGACACCCCCTTCACTTCTTGATATGATGGCAGTGTTCTCTCAACCACCCTTACATGCAAGTTGATCGTGAAACACTGCAAGAACTTCGTGAATTTCAAGAAGATTGTGCATCCCACTTTGTTGATGAATATTTTCCGATGAGTGGTGAACTCTATTGGACTATGGTAGAATGTCTTGCAACTGCAAAACTTGCAGAACTGCGTGGTGAGGTGGTTGCAGATGAAGTATAAGGTCCAATACCTTAAACCCAAGAAAAAGGGCCTTGCCAAACACGAAGCGGTATTCTACAATATAGAAGACGCAATGAGGTGGGAGTCTTACGTTAAGACCGAACTCAATGTACAAAACCTGGAGATTGTACCAATCTAGTATGAATCCACTCAAAATCAGTTACAAAAATCTTTATGAATATCCAGTGAAAACCACTCCAGAAAATGTTCGTGAAGCTAATGAAGGATTATTTCATGCGAAGATGACTTTACCTGCTGCTGCAAAACACTGTGGAATGACTCAAAAAGAAATGAAGTTGACATTCTTTGAGTACTTGAAGTATAATCCTAAAACCTACAAAATCGAGTAGGTTCTCATGGGACTGTCGCCTATTGGTTAAGGCCCAC